ATATCAAGTGCTTGCTGTTTAACAATGCTTTCTGCAAGCCCAAATTGGCGCAACATATTGGCGGCTTTACCAACTAAATGCTCAGATGTATAGGGTTTTTGTCTAGACTTATCTAATTCATCAGCTAGTTCATTTGCGTTCATTTTCTCACCTGTAAAAGTATTGGCCCGAATCTATAAACATAGTATAAATCGCCACCATTAAATCGTAAGTCGCCCCAATGAAACACACCCCCTCTGTGCCAGTGTGTTATGTGTAGCTTTACTTTCATACCTTCTCCACTTCTGTCCAAGCCGCAAAGTGACATAACTGTCCGTCTTTATCTTTGCAGTAACTATACATTCCATCAACGTGTCCAAACCAATATGCCTCATCAAGGTCTACATCATCATGTGCTGGAGGTACTCTCAATTCTTCATCAGTGATTTTAAACCAATCACCTTTACTCAATTCATATAGCTTCATAGTGTCTCCTGAATCTCTAACATCCGACCAGTGTCTTTGTTGTAGAGCAAGCTTGCACAGTGAGGACTGGTTAACCCACTGAAGCGATTCTTTAGAATACTAACCCTCGTAGTATTACGTTCCATCGGGTCTTCATGCTGAGCATTACGAACTAAGCCAATGACAATGTCAGATAGCTGAGCAATCGATGCAGAGCCACGCAACTGTGATAAGGATGTTGCAGCACCTTCCTCATGTCCTTTTGATTCAGGTCTTTTCAGGTGTGATACTGCAATCAAACTAATACCTGTTTCTTGCACAAGCATACGAAGCTTAGTCATAAGTTCATCGATAGCTTTACGCTCATCACCATTAGACTGAGAGGATACAACCATGCTAATATGGTCAAGAAAGACGTACTTGCAGTCTGCTGCTTTGGCGAAATAGCGTATACGATTGACCACATTGTCGATATCAGTAGAACCAAAGTTATCCCAAAAGAAAAGCCTATCAGTGCCAAGTGTTGTATCAAAAGCATTCTTTAACTCCTCAGGGCTGACGAGTGTGTCAGGTAGGTGTAGTGGTTTATTCAGATGGAGCGACATGATACCACGAGCAGTCTTACGTACTGACTCCTCCATAAACATCAAGCCGATGTTACCTTCTGAAGATTGAATTAAGTGCCATAGAATCTCTCGTAAGAATTGAGACTTACCTAGTCCTGAGCCTGCACAGACTGTGATGAGTTCTCCTGGACGAATGCCGTAGGTGAGTTCATTGACTCCTGCCCATGGATAGAGTGCAGATGATTTCTCCACAGGTTTATTAACTTCGTCCCATAGCGTAGAGCCTGCGATGATTCCATCAGGTGTCCACTGCTCTGCTGCCCACCATTGTTTGACATACTCTGCTCCTTTGCCTACTGCAAGATAATCACACGCATCTTTAAAACCTGAGACATGCTTCACTATTTTGCACTTGCTACCAAGAATCTCTGCTACTTCGTTGGCTGCTTTCTGTCCTGCCTCATCAGCATCAAAGCAGATGTAGATACTCTCGAATGAAGATAACCACTCATAAGCCTGTTTAACATCCTTTAAGGCTGCTTGAGCACCGTTACGTACTGAGACGTTAGCGTACTTGCTACCACTCATCTGAAAGCCTGCGAGAGCGTCTAGTTCACCTTCGTGAATCGTTACTGTCTTACCGCCTTTAGCGAACAACTGCTGACCGAACAGTGTAGTGTTCTTCCACTCACCAGTAATACCAAAAGACTTAGTCTCTACCACACGATTCTTAGTGGCTACAATAATGCCTTCTGAATCTGCGTAGGGATAATACTGCGTAGTCCCGTCTTGGGATACTCCATAATGCTGACAAGTATCTCGTGTGATACCTCTGTCGCTAATCGACATAACACTACCTTTAATTTCTAACATACTTTTCTTCCTTGTAGGCGCAACATAACTTTCTGTTCCATCACCTTTAATATGATTACCACAAACAAAACAATATTCATGGTTATCATCATAAATTGCATTACCATCTGAGCTTCCACATTTAAGACATGGAATATGTTTTATTAAATTGCTCATTTTCTCTCTATTTAGTTAATGTAGTTTAATATTATAATAATAACTTAATAATCATCTAAGTTACTTAAATCATCTAAGTAGTAATCTAAATCATCTATGTCTTCACTACTTAGTAAATCTACTCTGTCTCTATATAGTATATCTGTTTTTACTGTTTTAAGACATTTTAAACACATATCAAGAAAATCGTTAGTATTCACTGACTTAATCGTTGCTTCATAATCAGTCAGCAGGGTGTTACAACAATAACATCTCATGGTGGTCTCCAGTACCATTTAAATCGATTTTAAAGCTCTTTACAGCCGTTTTCTCATACATTTGATACCTACACCTCATCTTCTTCTTCATCGCCTCCTAGAGCCTCTCCTGAGACGTTGTCACAATCCCAACTTACCCATTCGCAATCCATCTGCTCAGGTGAATAAGTATTAGCTCGATTAACTTCAGGCATTATCTCCATTAAGGAAAGAGTCTCGTGAATCAGATTGTGTGTTATAATATACCTCATAATAGTTTCTAAACTCCTTAGCTAATTTTCTCCAAGTAGGCATATTAGTTTCTCCTACTTCTCCTTCATACAATGTAGAAGCAATCCCACCTCTGTTTAGTATAGCGATTAACTCTGCGTCTGTCATTTTATTAACTCCTTATAAATATTTAATACAGTATCTATTACTGAGGATACTGCGAATATAATCAATAATATATCTTCTCTGTTCATGTTAGTTCCTATGATAAGCGTCATGGGGATGTGTGAACATGCTGGCTAATAGTTCATCAACGGACTTAAACCATTGAATTACTTTTAAGCCGTCTGCTTGATAGATGGTAAAGCTCACTTAGCCTCCGACATCTCACGATTAAGATGGTCTAAGCATTGTGTCAATACCTTCTTTAGCTTCACAAACTTCTTAGCATCATCTCTATCAAGTGTATCCGTACCTAGTATCTTATGCGAATTGATTTCCATCTTTACTAAATCTAGTAATGAAAATGTCTCTTCTGCTTCGGGGTGCTCACCAACATAGAGAAGCACTTGACCTTTACTATTTAGCCATACTCCTAAATCTATTTTAACTGTAATGTCACTCATTCTTTTACCACTTTCTTATAGTCTTTCAACATCCATGAATCAACGGCTTGGTCTACATGGTCGCCTGTGAGCCACACGTGCGTAGTCATCTTCCCGTCGCATAAGACAATAGCTGGTGCAATCTCTTCCTGTGGTACATCCCATGAGCCATCACGTAACCAGCGATAACGCTCAGCGTCTAAGAAGTTCTGATTGTCGCTTAACATCTTAGCGAACAGGTGTGCTCTATTATCCTCTTGTGCTTCGAGAGCGTCAGCAGCCCTCATCAGGAGTGAGCGAGTAACGACGTACTCATCCTTATCAGCGTATGCTCTTAGTTGTTTAACGAGGTTCTCAACCATTTTTTACAGTCTCCGCAGAATGATACATGGACAAAATATCCATAATTACTTTACCTTCGCCATATTTTAACATCATAGCGACTGCGTCGGCAAGTGTATTGTGGTAGCAAAATTCTTCCCACATTAGCTGAGCTTCTCCACTTGTCATTTGGTCTTGTAAATTAGTCATATAAAGCCTCAGGATGATTGTGATAATGGTTTTCTGCTCTAAATCGTGCAGTTGATTGCCAATAGTCTACCACTTTTTCCATTACTTCGACAGGTGCGTGAGAGGGTGTAGGATATTGCTCTTCATCATAACCGCACTCGCTCAAGCCCTCAGCCCAGTTCACAGGGTCATTCGGGTTGCACTCATCAAGCATCATTTCATTTGCGTAGATAGAGACTGCTTCTTCGAATACTTCTTCGTCGTCTCCGTCTTCGGGTTCATAATATCTGTCTTCCGTATACATTCCCATTTTAAAGCCCTCCAGCGTTTGTTAAGTCTAGGATAAGGTGTAGCCCTTTGACTTCTAAGGAACAACCCATAGCGTCGTATGTAGCACCGTCAGCTTCGATGTGCTTAAGCGTAGCGTCGGGGAAGTTTTCATCAAGCCATTCGATGAGTAAATCTTTAGTATTAAAAAATATGTCATGTTTCATTTGATTTGTCTCACTCTAAAGTTAAGGTCATAGTCTACATCAATCATAAAGCCTTCTTTTACCGCTTCTTCGCAATCTTTAAAATACTCGTCTATTGCCTGCCATGCTTCTTCCTCGCTTGCGTAGGTCTGTGGTTGGTCGCCATCGTGCCACACATTCTCATAGTCTAGCACCACTTCCCAGCGTGCGTCAGTCTTAATTGTATTGTGAAAGTCTATCATAATGAATACTCCAGTTCGTAAGATAAGATTTTAAAATCATTGTGGGGATTGTCTTTCATTAACTCCACTAGTTCGGCTTCTCCTTCGGGTGCGTAGTAGAATATGCGACTATCAGCCACTCCGAAATTATCAAAGATTTCGCCTTCCTCGTGCTCGTCATCGTCTCTATATGTGCCAAACGATATATAATAGCCGTCAACCTCTTGCCCGTCATCTTTGAAATATATACATGCGTAAGCACCAATCGGACTCATTCTAAGACCTCCTCAATATCATATTCAAGAATCTGCTCTTTAGGTTCTAGCTGTTCCTCAATGGCTCTATAAATCCAATCATCATAATTCAATGATTTATCTTTTACGGATATTTCCATGACAATTTTAAAGGTTCTCATAATTCCTCCTGAGCTGGTTCGAATTTTGGTGTGGTGTATTCCTGTGAAATCCTTGCGTCGATATCTTGGATAACTTCTTGAGCCTGTAATGCTTCTTCCTTGTCGCTTTCGTATTGTTCGTCACTTGGCCCTTGGTCATCTAGATACCAATCGGCAAAGTCTGAGAGCCTGCGTAATTTGTCATATTGCTCTAGTGTTAATGTGATGTTCATGCTGACTCCTTAAGAACTAAGACATCAAAAAAGACCTGCGGTTTACTGAGTGCACAATGCGCCCATTTGTTGATGTGCCGACTGGTGGTCTGACTCCATTTCTTATCGGTGCGGTAGAACTGCCCATCTATCCAGCAAGCCACAGGCGTTTCATAACTAAAAAGAACCTGTGTGCCATCGTTTAGGACTAACTCTGTCTGATTACTGCCTAGCTGTTTGAGTTTCATATTATTTCTCCTCAGAGATAAAGCTGGCGATTGTTTCCGCCTCAGCTTCGACATAATGTCTAGCGATTTCGTGAAAGTTTACCTCTCTGAATGATGCGTTCATCACATCAGAGAAAAAACTAGGCTCAAGCTCAGGCATCATGTCCACGAATAAATCATTGATACGCTTAGCCACTAAGCCTGTGATTGTGTCCAAGTCCTCAAAACTACCGAAGAAATCAGCCGTAATCATGGCTATTTGTTCGTTCATTCCCCAATCGTTATCAATCCAGAGGTTAGCGTTCCAAGTTTCGTAATTTGTCCAGCCGTTGTATTTGTTTGTTGTGCTCATGGTTCTATTTCCTTAAAGGTTAGTGATTCATTTGACTAAGACCCTTCACAGGGTTTCGGCTCATCAAGCCTCATCAGTTAGTCTATTTAGTATAGTGCCATACAATCTGAGCCACGATGAAAAGTAAGATTGTGAGTAGTAGTGCTTGCCAGTTTTTCATAATGTTACTCCTTGCCTAGTAGTTTGTTGATATCGGCTGATGCTTGCTCAGCGTGTTCGATAAGGTGCTGGGTATAGTTATACATTAGCTTATCTCCGCTAAGGTCTTGGAGACCCTCTGCAAGGTCTTTGAGAAGGTCTTGGAGGTAATACCAGCGACCCTTCTCGCTCATTTTGTTAAGGTCTATTTCTATGCGGTGTTTCATGTTCTATCCTTTTCAGTTAGTAATTGGTTAATTTATGCGTTATCCCAGCGAATACCAGCTAAACGGGTAATCTCGTTTTGTAGTTCGTTTAATTTGGTAAGTGAGCCCTCTGCGCCTAGTATGTAAGCGAATTGGTGAGTTGGTTCTATCCATCTCTGAATGTATTCATCACGGGTTAATTGCTTATCAACTCCGAAAGAATTAGCGAAAGGTTTTGTTGTTGTTTGGTTCATTTGTTCTATTCCTTAATGGTTAGTAATCTAATTGAGAATGATTCTCGTTTACGTCGGTTCGTTGTTCTGTTCCGATGTGTTTATTTTAATGGTATAAGTGTTGTTTAGACACCACAACAACTAGGGATAACCCTTAGTTTATGGGTTTTCTCATAATGTGAAATGTGGTTCACAGTTGGGCGATATAACGAAAAGTCATAAGACATGGTTTCTATATGTATCAGGGTTAACCCTTAGAAAATTGAGTTCATCGGTTCGACATACTAACATAAGCAAAAGAGAGAAAACAGCTCAAAAGCTCTCTATTCTCTTCTCATAGCCTTTTCATATTGTGGAACGAATGAGCCAATTTATAGGGGACAACAGCGAAGACATACAAACGAGAATGCTTATCAGTTACTGGGTAGAATTGCTGAGCACTAGAGTGGTGCATGTCTTTGATTCTTAATACCACATTATGAAACGCCTCAGAAACACCCTAGCTTTTCACCATGTGAAATCTTCACAGGGTCTTCACAGACTGCTCAGATTAGACATGAGACATGAAATAGAGCTGGGGAGGGATAGGGCAGAGCTGGGGAGAATCCCTATAGATTTACAGGGCAGGGGAGGGCAAAAAAGAATTATTTATTTATATATATAACGCTATTTATAACGCTGATGTAATTTTTAAAACAAGGGGTAGTATCGGTCAGAACAGACCTGGGACGTGCTCCATAGGCTCTACGGAGTGTTGTAAGACAATTAAAACAATGTCTAGTAACAGTACTGAATAGTGCTCTCTAGCTCTATGTAGGCTACATTGTGCTCTTTAGCTCTATTTAGTAATAGTCTTTATTACTATATTAAAACCATACTATATTGCTACTAAGAAGAAACTACTTTGTTAAACTATATAGTAATTATAACACTACTTTCTCTTTTTGTCAAGTAGTATTTGTCGATAGCTAATTGTCCCCTATAGGTTGGTTTTATCGGTATTTGTAAACTATGAGATACATTTTGTATCATTAAAAATAATCCTTGACTTTTAAACAAAAGCATGTTATAATAACCCCACAAGTAAAGGAACGTATGACAAGGCGTAAAAAGAGAGAATTAAAAGCTGAAGGTAAATGGTGGTCTGACTCACAGAAGTTAGAAGCTGCTACTACATTCTTAGCCATTGGTAACGGAGCACAGACTGCTGCTGCACTGGATATCCCATTAGCGACATTCAATCGCTGGAGATATACCGAGTGGTTTAAGAAGATGGTTGACGACCTCAAGGCTGAGGACAACCTTAAGCTTAATGCTCGTTTGAACAAGATTGTCGCTAGAGCTTTAGATGTCACAGAAGATAGGCTTGAAAAAGGTAACTATCAATATGACCCTAAGACTTCTGAGCTAATTCGTGTCCCTGTGTCAATGAAAGACGCAGCTAAGGTAGCCAACGACATGTTAGAGCGTAAAGATGTTATTGAGACTAAGCCAGTACAAGAACAGATTGAAAAAACTGTCGATGCTAGGTTAGCTGCTTTGGCTGAACAGTTCAAAGCCTTTGCTAAGCCTAAAGAAAAAGATATTACCCCTAAGCCTTTAGTAATTGAAAACGAAGCCTAATGGAGTTATCCAGTGAAGTCATTGAGGGTTTTAGTAATGCTTGTCTGGTTAAGAACTTTGACTCAGCGACTCAGACCCCAGAGTTCCATAGAGAATTATGGGAACTATGTTGTTCTAAAGACAAGTTTGTGGCTATTGCTGCTCCTCGTGGTCATGGTAAAAGCACTGCTGTTACTTATACCTATTGTCTTGCAGAAGTATTATTTCGTAGGTCTAAGTATGTTTTGATTGTCTCAGATAGCTTTAGTCAAGCTGGTTTGTTCTTAGGTGATATCATTAAGGAACTCAGGGACAATGAAGACATACATGGTTTATTTGGTCACATTGAGTTGACAAAACAAACCGAAGATGATATAATAGGTGTATTCAGCGATGGTACATCTTTTCGTATCCAAGCCAAAGGCTCTGAACAAAAGCTTCGTGGTTTGAAATGGTTGAACAAACGTCCAGACTTAATCATCTGTGACGATATGGAATCTGATGAACAGGTTCTAAATAAGGATAGACGTGAAAAACTTCGTAGATGGTTCTATTCAGCTCTTATCCCTGCCCTGTCAGTTACAGGTAAGATTCGCATAGTAGGTACTATTTTGCACTTAGACTCCCTTCTTGAAAGGTTGATGCCTGAGTCCCAACTAGCCTCACTAGGAACTAAAGCTTTAAAGAATCTCATTACTGAAGATTTAAAGCAATTTACAAATTATAAGACTTCTTGGTTATCCATTAAGTATCGTGCCCATACAGATGACTTTAGTAAGATTCTGTGGCCTGATAGGTGGAACAAGAAAGCTTTAGAAGAGCGTAAAGCTCAATACGTAGCACAAGGCTTAGCTGACGTATACTCTCAAGAGATGCTGAACGTACCTCTTGATGATGCTAACGGATTCTTTAAAGAAAGTGATTTTACTCCTTTAAAAGACGAAGATAGAAAACTTAACCTAAATTATTATATAGCTGCTGACTTGGCGATTAGTCAGAGACAAC